ACTTAACGGTGGCTCCAAGCTTCAAAGTAGGTTAATCATTCATGGCAAAATGTATCCCGACACCTTGTCCATTATTAGTATAAAACGAATTTTCCGAATAAAACGAATTTTCCGAATTATTTTTTAGCTTTTTCAAAGAACTTATCATGTATCATAATCCGCACGTAATCTTCTGATACATTAGCAAGCTTCTTCGCTATCCAGCGCCAAGATCTCCCCTCCGTATATCTGCTCCTGATAACAAAGCGCAACCTATCGTCCTCTATAGACTCAATCCAGCTTTCTGTGCATTTAATCTTTTCTTTCAGTTCAGAAAGCTTATTCAATCTCTTATTATATAGTTCTTGATTAAATCCATCCAGGTGCACAACTCTTTTAAATCCCTTTGAATAATCATGCCCGAAGTCATGAACCACCTCTCCTCCCATATTAGAGATTTCTTTTTCAAGGACACAGATATTTCCTTTCCATTCCTTATATTGTTTTAATTGTTCCTTTGTCATCCGGCTCCTCCGAAGATATTGTATATCAGTATTACTCAAACTTACTTTTTCTTGGCCTGCTGCATAGTATGATCTATGCTTTACCCCTCAACATAGTACAATACATCTTTTAGACTGCTGCACAGTACAATTCTCACGCACATCTTTCTACTGTTTCATGCTCTCTGCAATTTCTAACGATAGATAGCAACCAACTTTTGCAATAGTGTTCATCTTTTCAATAAAAGGACAGCTTGCTAAGCTCCCCCACTTCTTTACTTTTTCCATAGTTTCCTCTTGATATTTTGATAGTAACCTTATCAACTCCTCTTTTTCTTTAATATCCATGATTCCCCTCATTTCCTTATCAACGCATCTTGTAAAGCTTAGCCAGACGCCTTTCCTCACTTATAACCTCAATCAGCTTACTAAGTTCTATCCTCCGCTTTTCAAGTTTCCTGTACTCTTCACTGTCTGATTCGTGGATATTTCTGCGGTCTAAAAGCTCGTCCATATAATCATCCAGGCACTCCACAAGGCACCTTCTGCGGAAATCATTGTTGGACGTGTCCGTTCTCTGTTTCAAATAGTCCTTAAATTCTTGATAGCTTTTCATAATCACCTCCACCATCATTTATTCGGATACTTGTCCAAAAGCTCTTTCGTACGCTTCGACAGGAAGATTCTCTTCTGCAAATTTCCTTGCTTCTTCTTTGGTGAATGTAATAATTTCCGGGTCTTTTTCGTCCCATTCACTTCCAAAGCTACTTCTTTTTGTTTCTACAACCACGAAGCATTCTCCGCTTCTTTTCTCGTAAAACTTGCGTACTATCGACTTGCTTGCTTCATTTAACGGAACTCTAACAGACTTATAGTCTTGCCATATCAACTCCGCCGTTTCTGTATCGTATTTCTTCCCATTTCTTATCCATTGCATATCTTTCCCCCTTTTTCTGCTTCGCGAATGCTGTTTGCTATTTCTTCTCCTATAGCCTTAAATAGTGTTACTGTTACCGCATTCCCAAACTGCTTATAGGCTTGTGAATCCGATACCACCTGTTTCCACCTATCCATTGGGAACGCCTGCAGGATTCCGTATTCCTTCGGTGTTAGTTTTCTAACCCTTAACCGTTTTGTGTCTAAAATCTTCACTTGCCTATGCCCCCCATCTGATGCCGTAAGCGTTGGAGATATTCCATCGGCAGAATATACCCTTCTGCAAGTTTCTAACCCTTTTATGTCTAACATTCCTATCATTTGTAAGTCGCTATCTACTGTCTTTTTCATTGTCTACCCCTTCTTGTTCTTCGATAACCGCAACCATGTCCTTTTTTCCTGCATACCCTTTATAATCTCTTGCATTAAGGCATGGAGAAACATCCGTTAGCTTTAATACATTCCTGCCATTCTTATTTACTGCTACGGTAATTGGTAATGGTTCATCCAGGACAATTACTCCGTGAATGTCTTGCGCCGTAAGAGTGAACATCGGTTCTTCTTCCGCTTTTGCTCTAGGTCCATTTTGCTGTTTATTCACTCTGTCCGGTGTAATACAAGCATGACACTTTCCTAGTTTTTCTAGCTTCTGTAAAGCTTGTTGTATAATTGTCTGCGCCTTTTCATCCGATAGGTAGTATTTCTCCGGAACATCCTTTTCCAAGAAGTCTGATAGTTTTGGTACAAAATCATGCTGTTCTTCCGGGAATTTAAATGATAGCCCTAGCTTGTTTCTTGTGCCTATAACTGCGTATCTTTCCCTATTCTGTGGAACTCCCCAATACTTGGAATTGAACATCTGCACATGGGCGGTATATCCTCGTCTTTCATACTCAATGCGTAAGACTGGCAAGTATGGTGTTAGCCCTCTTACATTTTCTGCAATGATAACTGCCGGCATGGCTTCCTCTCTCTCTCTCTGTTTCTTCGAGCAGTCTCATAATCTCAAAGAAGCATCCGCTCCGGCTTTCTGCCCTTAAATCCTTGCCGCCACACTTAGGGCAAGGATTTTCTCCTGTGTACCCTTCCGGATTTATCTCTAATACCTCTCCGCAATCTTGACACTTTAGAATCATGCCTTTTTGCTTT